CCATCGTCGCCGCCGACCTCGTCACCGACCGCTTCACCGCCGGCGCCGCCTGGCGCATCCGAGAGACGCTCGCCCATGCCTGACCACCGGCTCGACCTCGACGGCCTCGGCGCCGCCCTCGACCCCGTCGAGGACTGGCACACCCTCGACGGCCCGGCCCTCGCCGCCGCGCTCACCGCCCGCGGATGCGACGACACCGTCGCCCTCCGCATCGTCGACGACGTCGGCGACCCCTTCGTCGACCGGCTCCTCGACCGCTACTTCGCCGAGGACCGATGAGCGCCGGCTTCAACCGCGTCCCGCTCACCTGGGAGACGACCGGCGACGAGCGCCTCCTCGCCTATGAGAACGCCCTGCACCTGCACGGCCTCCTCACCGACGCCCTCAACACCGCCGTCCTCGCCGACGGCGGCGAAGACCTCGACGCCGCCGCCTACGCCATCGCCAGCGCCTCCCCCATCGTCCTCGGCGAACGCTCGACCGTCTCCATGCCCGACGGCCGCCGCGTCTTCACCGTCCGCCAGGCCATCGCCCAAGCCGAGATGCTCAACGCGCTCCTCCCCGACCTCGCCGCCGAGGCCTTCAAGGCGCGCCGCGAGCGCGAGGCCCGCCAGAACTAGATGACCGCCACCGCCGTCGCGGCCCCGCCGCCCGACGGCGTCATCGTCGACTACCCGCCGCCGCGCACCGACCGCCCCCCCGGCCCCAACGCCCGCCAGGCCGTCGCGCACTCCGTCGAGGTCGACGAGCTCCTCTACGGCGGCGCCGCCGGCGGAGGAAAAACCGACTGGCTCATCGCCGAGATGCTCGCCGTCCTCTTGGAGTTCCCCGGCTCCAACGGCGCCATCTTCCGCCGCACCTACCCCCAGCTGTCCGAGCTCGGCGGCATCGAAGGCCGCCTCCTCGACCGCCTCCCCCGCTCCATCGGCACCTACAACGCCCAAGATCACGTCTGGAAGTTCCGCAACGGCTCCCGGCTCCGCCTCGCCCACTGTCAGACCGACAAGGACGTCACGAAGTACCAAGGCGCCGAATGGGCCATCGTCGGCTTCGACCAAGTCGAGCAGTTCACCGAGTTCCAATACCGCTACCTCCTCCACCGCCTCCGCGTCTCCGGCGAGCTCGCGAAGGCCATGGAGGCCGCCGGCTACACGCCCAAGGCCATCTCCACCGCGAACCCCGGCGGCGTCGGCCATGGCTGGGTGAAGCGCCGCTTCATCGACCCTTTCCCCGCCGGCGGCGTCGCGTTCCGGCCCGCGCCCGACCCCGAGGACGACCCGAACCCCGGCACCCGTTGCTTCATCCCGGCGACCATCGAAGACAACCCCGACGTCGACCCCACCTACGCCGGCCGCCTCGACCGGCTCCCCGAGGACGACCGCCGCGCGATGCGCTACGGCGATTGGAACGTCTACGCCGGCCAGCGATTCAAGGCCTTCCGCACCGCCGTCCACGTCATCGACCCCGAGGCCCTCCCCATCCCCGCCGGCGCCGGCATCGTCCGCGGCGTCGGCGTCGACTACGGCCTCGACGCCCCCTTCGCCGCCCTCTGGGGTGCCAAGCTCGCCGACGGCCTCATCGTCGTCTACCGCGAGCTCTACAAGGCCGGCCTCACCCCCGCCGAGCAGGCCGCCCGCATCAAAGGCGCCGAGGCCCCCGGCGAACGCCGCCCCGGCCGGCCCGTCCCCGTCGCCCTCGACCCGTCCACCTGGGCGCGCTCGCCGCACCACCCGACGCCCCCCAAGACCATCGGCGCGGCCGCCGACACGCCGCCGCCCGGCTCCATCGCGCACTACTACCGCGCCGCCGGCCTCCCCGTCGAGAAGGCCAAAAACGACCGTCTCGCCGGCGTCGCGCTCGTCGCCGACAAGCTCCGCGTCCGCCGCGACGGCTACCCGCGGCTCCTCATCTACTCCACCTGCCGCAACCTCATCCGCACGCTCCCCGAGCTGGTGCGCGACGAGAAGCGCCCCGAGGACGTTGACACCCACGGCGAAGACCACGCCTACGACGCGCTCCGCTACCTCCTCATGCTCCTCGACCCGATGCCCTCCGGCGCCGACCAGGCCACCGCCGGCCACCGCGCCGCCAGCGCCGCCGGCCGCGTCGGCCCGACCGAGACTGGCGACCTCCTCCGGCGCGAAGTCTGACCGCGACTACCATGGCCGAGCGCGTCGCCGCGTCGGCTGGTGTCCTCCGCGGCGACAAGCTGGCCGACCATCCCCGCGCCGACGTCGACCCCGTCCGGTCCCCGTCCCTCACCATGGCGAAGGGAAGGTCGGCCAGCCCGCGCTACCGCCACCCTCGACGTCACGGTAGGCTCCTAACCTCGCCCCGGCGGACGGCCTCGGCGACAGGAGGACACCACCCATGCACCACCGGCCCCACCGCTGGGCGCGACGCTCCATCGCGTGCCCGAGCGCATCTGTGAAGAGTGCGGCGACGACCTCGTCGCCGACGGCCTCCTCGTCTGCCTCGACTGTGCCGAGGCCTTAGGTGACGACGCCCCCGTCGACCCTGACGCCTGACGAAGCCCGCGCCGAGGCCGCCTGGGCCATCCTCGACACTGCCCTCCGCCGCCACGCCCGCACCGGCGCCGCCTACGCCGCGGTCCCCACCTACCTCGTCGAGCGCGTCTTCGGCCTCACCCTCTTCCCCCTGTCCTTCGTCGCCGACGACCGATGCGCCACCCTCGACGTCGACGACGCCGGCGAGGCCTCCTACGTCTGTCTCCTCCCGGCCGGCCACGCCGGCGACTGTCCGCATCTCCTGACGATGGCGACCGTCGCGGACGCCGTCGCCGCCGGCTACCGGCCCGAGCTCGACGACGTCGACCTCGACCTCGACGACGACCTCTCGCCATGGCTCGACGCCTGACCGCCGACGAGCGCGCCCGCGGCGCCCTCCGCGTCGCCGAGGCCCGCCTCGACCTCCTCGGCGACCCGAAGACCGACACCCCCGCCCAGGCCGAGCAGCGCCGCGCGCTCACCGCCCGCATCCGCACCCTCCGCGACACCCTCGGCATCGACGACACCCCACCGGAACCCATCGGCCGCGACCGTCTCCGGCGCGACCTCGACCTCTGAGGACACCATGACCATCCGCATCACCATCGACGTCGACCCGCTCGACGACGGCACCGGCCCCAACGGCACCTACACCGTCGGCATGGTCGCCGGCCTCCTCCGCGGCGCCGGCATCACCGTCCGCGGCGTCGTCGCCGACGACCTCCGCATCGCCGCCGGCGCCGTCGAGCACGACCCGCCGGCAACCGCCGCCATCCTCGACCGCATCGGCGTCGACACCGCCGCCCTGGCGGCCGAGCTCATCCCCGAGGCCGACCGCCCCCGCTTCGACCCCGACGCCGCCCGCGCCCGAGCGGCCGCAAGTTTGTAGGTTGACAACCTCCCACCCCGTCCCGCATAGTTAGGCCCATGACCTACAACCCCACCCCGGAACAGACCAAGGCCCTCGACCTCTTCCTCGCCGGCGCCGATCCCCTCGTCATCCAGGCCGGCGCCGGCGCCGGCAAGACGTCGACGCTCCGCCTCCTCGCCGCCGCCACCCCCAAGGCCGGCGCCTACATCGCCTTCAACAAGGCCATCGTCGTCGAAGCCGGCGAGTCGATGCCCGGCAACGTCACATGCTCCACCGCTCACTCCCTCGCCTTCCGCGCCGTCGGCAAGAACTACGCCCACCGCCTCCGCACCCCCCGCATGAAGGCCAACGAGGTCGCCCGCCGCCTCGGCATCGACCCGCTCGTCATCCGCACCCCCTTCGGCGACAAGCGCCTCGCCCCCGGCTTCCTCGCCGGCGTCGTCAACCGCACCATCGGCCGCTTCTGCCAGACCGCCGACGAGGCCCCCGGCGCCCAGCACGTCCCCTACCTCGACGGCATCGACCTCCCGACGCCCGACGGCCGCCGCACCTACGCCGCCAACCGCGAGGTCGCCCTCCACCTGGCCCCGGCTATCACCCGCGCCTGGGCCGACCTCTCCTCGACCACCGGCGCCCTCCGCTTCGGCCACGACCACTACTTGAAGCTCTGGCACCTGACCGGCCCCCGCATCGCCGCCGACTTCATCCTCTTCGACGAGGCCCAGGACGCCAACCCCGTCCTCCTCGCCATCGTGAACGCCCAGACCCACGCCCAGCGCGTCTACGTCGGCGACTCCCAGCAGGCCATCTACGGCTTCACCGGCGCCGTCGACGCCCTCGACACCGTCGCCGCCTACGACACCGCCCGCACCGCCT